GCCATGACTAATCCTCAAAAAGGGTTTACGAATGTGGGCGCAGCCCCAGGCTCAATGCGGCGCAGCCATCACGAGCAGACAACAGAATCCTAACGGTTTGCTGCAGCTTTCATCCGTTCATACAAGTCGCGGTCTGTACGGAATAGCCGTGATTGCTCTGTAAGGTTGAAGCTATCGCGGCTGAATGGATTGCTCATGCCAGTTGGGATGGCGCTATTGCTACCGCCGGTTGGTGCGCCGCTGCCTTGCGGCTTGGGTTGCTTTTGCATCCATGCGGGCAGCGTCTTGGCCCATTCAGCGACAGGCTTGCGTTCGTAGCCATCTACGACGACCACAGTGCCGTCCGCTTCACGTTGGATTGCATCAGGCGACAGCTTGGTTTTGAGCACAAGGTCAGGGTCGTGCACGATGTCAGCCAGTGCCGTGACTGCAGGAGCAACGAGTTCTAGCTCGCGGACACGGGCCTCAAGTGTTGCGATGCGCTGGTCCTTTTCAGCCGTCGCCTCACGGAACTGCTGCTCCAGAGCTTGCCTTGCTTCTTGGTATTTACCTTGTGATTCAAGTTGCTGCTGCTCGTAGTTGCGCTTGAACTCCAGCAATTCATCAACATTTACCCCATCAGGCGCCTTGGATTTCTTTGCTGCACGCAGCTCAGCAATCAGCTCTTGATTCTTGCGTTCTAGTGCTTCAACGCTGCGCTGCAGTGCATCAGCATCCCCAGTTGTAGCCGCAGGCTGCTGGGCTTGTTGTTCATCAGACATGGATAAGCCGCAGGCTTAATTGCACACCAAGGTTATCACTTACGTTTGCGCTTTTTGCCCGCTTTTGCGATCGCGATTGCTACCGCTTGCTTTTGCGGCTTGCCTTTTTTCATCTCGGTTTTGATGTTGGCTGATATTACAGCCTGTGACTTGCCCTTCTTCAATGGCATTACGCCACTCCTCGATACCTGTCAGCAGTGTAGAGCCATCTGCTGTTGCCCAGCCCTTGTCGGTGTAGACAGCTGGCACCCATGCCTCGCCATGTAGCGCTTCGACTGGATCACTTGAAATGAAATAGATGCCTTCATTGCGAAAATGCCGCAGGCTAGGCAGGTCCATATCGTGCGCGGAGCTGATCTAAGGTTAGCTCTGAGCCGTCATCGCGGACCAGCTTGGCAATGGCATCAGTTGGGCCATATTTGTCGGCAAGTCGATTAAAATACGGCACTTTGTTGGCACCTAATGCCTTGGCCTTGGTTTCAAGATCCTGCTTTGCCAGCCATTGCCCGTAGGTTTGATCTGCTGGCACCTGGCCACCTGCTGATGCGCGCTTGGCTGGTGGTGGTGGCGTGAAACCCAACTCGTCATAATCAATCACTGGCACTGTGGTCGAGCGGCAGTTGAAATGCTGCGGTGGTGTCGGGCCTTTGCCGTATTCAAACTCGCGACCATCCAATGCACGGCAAATGCTGCTGGTGCGGGTATCCAGTGTTGCCACATAGCGATACTTCTTAGTGATGTCTTGATTGGCTTCATACACCTGTTGGCTAGCTGCATTGGCTACTTGGTTGATACTGGTGCGCACTAGCGCAACGATCTGATTGTCGGCAACTGCTGTTGCCTGGCCACCTGCTGCAACTATCTGCTTTACAGTCTTGGCCTCTTCGCCAAACTCAAGATTTCCGATCAGTCGCTTGGCAATGGCTGGCGTTGGCTCACCAGTCAGCAAGCCTTGCCGCACGACTTGTGAGAACCGCTCAGCTTGGTCAACGGCAATGCCGCGAAACGCCTTGGTGACCACTTCGCCGTTGGGCAGCGTGATCGTGGCACCTTGCGCAGCGGTGAGGTTGAACGTTGCCGGTGCACCTTGCACTGCAGCAAATAGGTCATCGCTAAGCGCCACCACATTGATCTGCGTTGGATCAGTGGTTACCACCGACTGCGCAAATTGCGGACTGATCTCAACGGTGCGCACTGCATCACGTGCACCTGCTGGTAATGCACGCCGCAGTTGATCGGCCACGAACTCTGACTGCAGCTCTGCAATGCCTTGTAGCTCCAATGCTGTTAATTCCGTGGCATCACCCGCCCATGCTGCCAAGCTGTCTTTGAGTTGCGCAAGGATCGCCCGCAGCCGTGCTGCTTTGACTGGCGCCGACAGCTCATCAATGGTGCGCAGTTGATTGACCGCATCAATGATGATGTCGTTGTAAGCATTGATGACACGTCGTGCAACACTATTGCTGTAGCGGTTCAGGTCGATTGCATTGCGGTATAGCGCTTCTGGAGTGCTCATTGCTGAATGCCAAGATCTTCCGGTTGGTAACCGCTGCGGATGCTGACATTAGCGCCTCGATTTAATGCCGTGGTAATCAATGCAGCGAATGCGTCGTAACCGTTTTGGCCGTCTTCTAATAGGACTGTTTCGTCTATTTCATCAGCCTTGCCGTCTTTGTACCAACTGATGCGCACGATCGCTAAAACCTCTTCTGGCAATGCGCTGATGTGATAATCAAGTTCTTGCCTCCTCGGTTTCTTCGGTTCCATCCAGATCATCAGGTCCACTAGGCGGTCGGTTATCCAGTCCAGCAGGTTGTAGATCAAGCCCCGCATTGGCTGTAGCCTCAAGCTCCTCATCTACGTTAAAGTCGTCTCCGAGTACATCGCCTTCGGCCAGCTCACGCAGCAAGGTTTCTTGCGTGATGGTGCCTGCGGTGTAAAGCTGCAGCAGTGCTTGGATCTCCTGCGGTTCAAGGCGTGTGCCTAGGAAGTCGCGGTTGACGTAGCTGCTACCAGCAGATGTGCTGTTGCCGATGTACTGCGCATGAAACTGCAGACAGTTGTCGATCATGTCCTGCATATTTTGCGCAATCACCATCATGGTGCTGTCGCCTTGACTGCGATCAATGCGCTTGGCCTCTGCGGTCTCAGCGGATAGCTTCTGGCCTATCACTGCCGACAGACCTAGCTCGTTGATCTGCGCTGCCAGCTGCTCCAGGCGGCGAAACTGATAATCAAAGCTGCGGCCTTGCGGTTCGATGTACTCAGCGCGGCCTTCTGCTGGAAATGCAATGGCCTCGCCGGGACCTGCTGATACTTCCTCCGCGGCCGATGGGAAGCCATAGAACGCCAGCATCGGCACAGCGCTGATGTGCAATTGGTTATCGAGATCGCTCTGGATCTGATATGCCTTCAGGTTCAGCTCAGCAATATCTTCCAACGGTGGCCGTGATTCCATGAAGCCATGGCGCTGCGCATAGGCAACTGAGAAGGGAATCTCAGAAAGGCTTGTGCGGCCTTCATCAATAACTTCAAAATCGCCGTTGTCTTGCTTTTGGTACAGTTGGAATTCGCCTGGTGTCAGCACACGGATCTGCTCGACTGCTTTTTCGCCGAATTCACCATCCGGCACGTTGACCATCTCGGCTAACCGCAACTGCGTTAGCACTTGCTTGCCTTCTTGCGTCTCGGTCCGCCAGCCAAGGATTTGCCGTGGCGTGTAGGTCACCCAATATGGTCTACCCCCATCAGCAGGTGCATCCACCAGTACGCCAACGTGGCCATAACGGACCATTTTGCGCGTGGTTTCATATGTCCAGACGTTGAGGTCATTGCCTTGCAGGTCTACGTCAAACAGTTGTTCGCGGATGATGTCAGCGGTGTCATCCAAACGCACAGGCTTGCGAGTCAACATGCCAGCCAGCATCCGCTCAAGGCGCTGATAAAACGGTGGGCATACGCTGCGTGCTAGGCGGTTGTCGTAGGACTCATCCAGCTCACGCGGCTCCTGCGGCAGATAGCGGCGATGCTTGCGGCGCATCCCGTAGGTGCCTTGCATCAGATCTTCAATCAGAATCCAATGTGGTTCTTGCGCGTACCATGCTGTATTGGCATCTTGCACGCGAGTAACGCGGCGCTGCGCAATCGGTCGGTCGTATGCGTTAAAGCCGGTGTACATTACAGCGCCGCAGTCATGGGTGCAGTTTAAGCAGCAGTCAGCGTGATGCTATTGCGGCCAATCTTGATGTCAAACTCAGCGCCAGGTTCGTAACCCATCTCGCGCAAGTAGCCATCACCGATTTGCAGCTTGCCGTTGAATTGCACCTTGGCCTTGTAGGTCAAGCCACGGCCGCGCTTTGCAGTCTTGCTGTTAAGGTCAACGCCTTTGGCTTCCAGCAGCGCTTCATAGAATTGCGTAAATGCCACGCGATCCTTGACCACGTAGCCGCAAGCGCGTACCAGTTCGTATTTGGGAGCATCACCCAATTCCTTGACCTTGGCAAGTAGTTCGGCACCCTTGAGCATGGGTATTAATAATGGTTGGACTGATGGAGCATAACAGCTCCGCAATGTTTTGAGTATCTCTAATGCAGCATTGATGGCATACAGTTCTGCCGTCTTCAAGTTGCCATCCATCTGGCGGTCCTTTGTCTTGGCCGACAGGACCGCCGCAATCAGCGCAGATCACGCCCATTGCTGGATCAGCAGATTTGCATCGGCGCGGAAGCTGGCTGCCACTTCTCGGATCAGATCACGGGTGATCTGGGTGTTGGCGCGGCGCAGGTTCATCAGTTGGTTGCTGGCACGGCCAAAAGCTGCATCGCGTTCAGCGCGAATCTCCCTGGTGATCTGCTGGCTGCTTTTGCCGGTGTTGCGCGCGGCGCAAGTGCGGCCGAAGTGGACCAGTTCGCCAAGATCGGACTGCAGCAGGACTGTGGATTTCAAGTTGGTACGCCCGCAGCAGTCGCAGGTGGTGATGCTGTCATCGGTGCAGATTGCGGTGTAGCCCATGTCTCTCGGTTTGGAGTCCCCATACTGTACACCATTGGCAGCCCTTGGCAACCGTGCTCAGTAAATCCGTACGCCAGTCGTGCGCCCAGCCCCTGCGTGCAATGGATTGAACTCACGCCATACCAAGTAGCCGAGCGCATCGTTCATGTGGTCATGGCCAGCATCTTTATCTGGATCGCCCTTGTCGGTATAGCACTGCAGCTCTAGGCATTCGATCAGC